ACGTGGCTCGAGATGTTCGTCCAGTCGATGTCGCCGTTGGGCTGCAGGCCAAACTGCTGGACGATCTGCCGCACGGTGAGCTCGTATTCGCGCACGAAGGTCGTCACGAGCCCGCGCGCATCCATGCCGAGCGCGTAGCTGCCGAGCGGGTAAGCGTAGCAGCGGAAGAGATCGCGGCTGTCGTCGACGATCGCCATCGCGGCCGTGCCGAAGATGCCCATGTCGCCGTAGACGATCGGCAGCACGTTGTAGAGGTTGCTCGTCGCGAAGACCGTCAACATGCGGGTCGTCACTTCGTCGAGCCAGATCTTCACGTCGCGCTGCCGCGCGAGCGAGAGGTCGGGCGTCGTCAGCTTCATCCAGGGCCGCGCCGGCGACGTGAGGCCGGCGTGCAGGCCTGACGCGAGCGTGCGCGCCGAGAAGCGGGCCGTGCTGTCGACGATGTTCTGGTTGCGCTTGTCGCCTCGGTTGCGGTCGCCGGTCCAGAAGCGCGTGCGGCGCGGCATGATGAAGTTGCTGAGATCCTGCCAGTGCGCGTCAAAGCCGCTCTGCCGCTCCGACCAGAGGCTCGAGTAGATCCGGTCGTAGGCGATCCGCCGTTCCGCGAGCGAACCGTAAAGCGCCATCAGGATCCGATCAGGCTCGCGGGCGCGGCCGTGCCGGCGCTCGGGAAGTCGCGCGGGATGCCGGTGCCGGTCTTCGTGCCGCCGGTGAGGATCGTGTCGGCCGCTGCGGCGCGCTTCTTCTGGCGCGTCGCCGCCTGGGCGCCGGCGGCCTGGGCGTTCTGGTCGCTCGCGTTGGTCTGCGGCGGCCCGACGATCGCGGTCGTCGGCTTCGTCTCGGCGCCGGGCCCTGGGCCGCTGCTCGCGGCGTTCTGTTTGTCGGCGATCGTCTTGCCGGCCGTGAGGCCGCCGGCGAGCGCGAGCCCGATCAGCGTGGCAGTGAGTGCAGCCATGTCTCTCCTACAGGCGCTTCGCGAAGCCGGTCTCGATCGCGCGGTAGCCGCGCCGCGCGTAGAGCTTGCCGATCTGCGTGCCGACGGGCTCGATCATCTTGAGGAACGCGACGCCGTTGCCGCGCGCCCAGGCCTCGGCAGCGTCGAGTAGGCCGAGCGCGACGCCGACCTTGCCGCGCCGTGAGGGCTCGACCCACCAGGCGATTTCTTCCGCGAAGAGCTGGCCCGTGAGGATGTGCGGGCCGATCGCGATCGCGAGCATCCCGACGAGCGCGCCGTCGCTGTCGGCGACGAGGCAGGTCGCGGCGTTCGGGCCGAGCTCCTGCGCCAGGGTGATCAGCCGGTCGATGCCGCGCATCAGGTCGGCCTCGGGCACGAGCGCGTCGAAGACCTCGCCGTAGTGCGTGCCGGCGAGAAAGTGCGCGCCCATCAGCATGATGGCGCCGCGATCGTCCTCGCGCATCGGCCGGATCGTTACTTCGTGTCGTAGACCGTTTTCATCGCGATCGCCACGTTCCGCGCGTGGCTGTTCGCGCCGCTGTTGCGCGCCTTGCCGGCCTTCGTCTGGGAGTGACTCAGCTCCTTGATGTCGGCCGAGACCGCTGCCTGCTTCGAGGCTTTCGACTTCCCGCCCTTCACGAGAGGCATAGCTCACTCCTTCAGACACTTCGCAACCTGCGCACGCCGAGGATGTCGGCCGCTGGAAAGCTGGCGATCGAGACGGCATCGTGCTGGTTGCCGCCGACGATCTGGATGTCGCCGTTGTGCGGGCCGATGCAGATGCCGACGTGGCCGGGCGCGTTGAGCACGTCCGCGCCGGGTTGCGGGCCCGTGCCGCGCTTGAGGATCACGATGTCGCCGGGCATCGCGAGCGGCGCCGGCACCGGCACGCCGACCGCGAGCCAGCTTCGGGCCGACGCGCTGCGCGTGCGCTGCAGGCCGCCCATGAAGGCGATCGCGTTCACGAAGGCCGAGCACCAGGGCACTTCGTCAGTCGCGCCCTCGAGGCCGCAGAGCGACAGCGCCCACACGATGAAGGGGTTGTTGGCCGACGGCCCGACGGCCTCGTGCACGCCGATGAACCGTGAGGCGATCTGTGCGACTTCGGCGCCGTCGATCATTTGTGCTGCTGCTCGTTGCTGCCGTCTTTGCGGCTGATCTCGCCGGCGACCGCCTTGCCGTGGTTGGCGAGCGCGGTCATCTTCGTCTGCCCGTATTTCGCGCGGCCGGCGGCGGCGGCCACGGCACCGGGATCACGCGCGCCACTCGCGGCGGCGCTGCGCTCGACGGCGGCGAAGCGTTTGCCGCTCCCGAGCTTGGCCTTCACTTGTGCATCTCCGCTTGGCCGCCCTTCCGGCCGATCTCGCTCGCGACACGCGAGCTGTGCCCGGCGAGGCTGTTCGCGGGTTGCACTTTCTTTTCTTTCACGGCGGGCGCGGCGAGCGGCAGGGTCATGTCGGTCTGCGACGACATCGGCAGCTTCGGCTTGTCGGCCATTTGGGCTCTCCTGGGGTGACTTGTGGTCGAGATGATACACGACTCTGTGGTCGTGACGACACACGTCGACGACAAAGGCCGACAGATCGGCGCCTTTGTTCCACGTGGAACGTGCTACTTGAAGGGATCGAACTCGGTCAGCGCGTGGCCTGGGCGGTCGTCGACGGTGCGCTCGAGGCGCTCGGCGAGGTCATCCATCGTCGTGGCGTGTGCCTGCTTCCCGAAGGTCGTCATCATGTCCGACGGCATGTCTTCGATCGCGTGGCTCTGCATGTAAGCGTCGGCCAGGTCGGGCGAGCGGCCGAGCCGCTCCTTCACCTGGTCTTTGTCCTCGAGCACGAAGACGCCGTTGAGGAAGGTGTAGGTCGGCTCGGTGAGCTCGCCGACCATCTCGGGCAGATACGGCAGCGCGGCGCCGGCCTTGATCGCTTCGGCGCCCTTCAGCCAGAACTCGCAGCGCCGGTTGCGGTAGCGCGGGCTGAGCGCCTTGCTCGCGTAGTTGATGCCCAGGCACGGCACGCCGGCGACGGTCAGGTTGTCGATGACGCCGTGCCCCCAGTGCCCCGTGTCGTCGACGAGCACGAGCTCGTTGTGCCAGCGGGTGTGAGCCATCGCGACGCGCGCCGCGATGTCGGTCGTGCGGGCGCCGCGCATGATGATCGGCTTGAAGCTCGCGAGGCCCTGGCGCGGCCAGATGACGGTGCGGTCGTCGCCGAAGCGGGCGACGTCGACGCTGATGCGCTTCTGGGCCCACGAGTAGACGTCGGGCTGCAGGTGTCGCTTCATCGCGCGCTCGACGTCTTCGATGCCGAGCAGGGCGTTGATGCTCGAGGGCGGGAACTGCCCGAGCACGTTCACCATGACCCAGGGGTTGTCGCGGCCATACTGCGCGATCTGCTGTTTCGCCCAGGTGAGCGAGATGCGCTTCGATCGCTTCGGGTCGTCCGGGTCGCCGGTGATCGTGATGACGTGCCAGAGATGGCGGTCGATCGTGACCGCGCGATGCAGCGGGCCCGCCGTGTGCGTCGGGTTGCCGGCCTGGATCAGTTTGCCTTCGATGCAGCTCGAGAAGATCGCCTCGAGCGTGACCATGAGCGATTGCGGATAGCCGCCGCTCTCGTCGGCGAGCCACATCACATAGTCGCCGTGCAGGCCGGCGAGCGCGTTGCTCTGCGCCTCGGCGTCGGCCGACTTCGGCCAGGCGCGCTTGACGATGAAGGCGAGCTCGGGCTCGTCGCTGAGCGCGATGCGCGTCTTCGTGAAGGTGAGCGCGGCCTTGAGAAACTCTGACCGCATGCCCCACTTGTGCAGCTCGGCCCAGAGGTTCGTGTCGAGGTTGCCCTCGGTGATCGACGTCGCGCCGATGCGCGCGTGCGGGCGCGTGACGAGGAACCAGAGCCCGATCCAGGCGAGCAGCGCGGTCTTCCCTGGGCCCTTGCAGGCCTTCAGCGCGAGCCGCAGATCGTGCGCCGGCTGCGCGATGATCCGCAGCGCCTCGAGCTGGAAGTCGTCGATCTCGATCGGGCCGAAGAGCTCCGTTACAAAGTCGACCGGGCGCGCCGCCCATCGCAGTAGTCGCGTGCGCGCCCGCTCGAGCAGCCCCATCAGTCGGTCATCGTCGTGTCGGCCGGGTTGACCGCCGTGTGTTTGTGCAGCGCGTTGATGACGTCGACGCCGAGCTGCACGGCGGCCGGCACGTCCTGCGCGATCGTGCCGGCGTCGAAGGGCACGCCCTGCGCCTGAGCCGCCTCGAGGCCATCCTGCGCGATCTGGATGGCGACGCGCTTCTTGTCGATGCCACTGCCGGCCGCGAGCGACTCCGCGCCCGTGATGCCCGCGATGATGTGCGGCACGGCGGCCGGGTGCAGGCCGGGAATCGCCTGGCTGAGCAGCGCGCCGAGCAGCGGGGTGAGGAACTGCAGGATCGAGAGGAACTTCATGGCTGACCGTCCTTGTCGTCGTCGAAGTCGCCGGCGAGTAATTTCGCCAGCGTGAGAAGCGAGGCGCCCGGCGTCTTCAGCTTACCGCTCTGCTCGAGGATCAGCCGGCGCGCGGCGAGGCTGTCGTTGAGCGTCACGGCGTCGCCGAAGGGCCCTGGTTTGATGCTCTTGACCGACAGCGCCACGTCATCGGGCCAGAGATGCACCGGCAGCAGCTTGCCGTGCTCGTCGTAGAGCTTGCGCAGGTCGGCGCGGGCGTCGAGGCCGACGCGCCCGAGGGCCTCGTCGCCGGTCATCTGCAGCCGGCGGAAGCGGGCCTCGCGGAGCTCGCCGAGCCGGCGGGCGATCTGAGGTTTTCTGAGGGCCTTGTAGCTCGAGGTCGCGGCGGCGACGTCGCTCGTGCAGGTCGGGTGTGTCTCACGCCAGGCCTTCGTGCCGTTGCCGCCGTTGCCGTCGTAGACCAGCAGGAACGCTTCGAGCTGCGCGGGCAGCCCCTTCGCCGACTTCTTACTCACAAGTGCGGTTGAGTCTACAGGGGGGTCGCGGTAGAAGGGAAGAGCCGCCCCGGTGCGACCCTTCCCGCCGGTCGGGAAAGCTAGTAGCGGGTGAGCCAGGGCAGCGGGCGGAAGCCGCCGGCGACGAGCCACTGGTCGAGGGCCTCGACGAGATCGGCGAGCTCGTTCGCGAGCGCCTCGAGCTGCTCAGCGAAGTTTTCGAGCGACGCCGGCGACGTGCAGAGATCCCTGATGGCCTTCACGAGCTCGCGCTGCCGCTCGAGGTTGGTGTTGGGATCCATCAGGGCCGCCCTTCCAGGTGCGCCAGGTCGACGATCGGCGTGCGCGCCGAGCAGGTGTCGACGGCCTTACCGGCCTGCTCCCACCGGCGCGTGAGTGTCGGATCCTGCCAGGCCTCGGCCACGTGCGCGGCCTTGAGCTGACAGGTCTCGGCGAGGGCCTCGAGCACGGCCTTGAGCCCGTGCCCGTCGACGAGCTGCTCGAGGATGACCTGCAGGCCTGGGGGTGTCATCAGTCTTCCACCTGGCGCGCCGCTGCGAAGGCGGCGTCGGCCTGCGTGATGCCGGGATCGGGCCGGGCGACGTGATGCCGCGCGACCTCTTCGGCGTTGTGCCGGCTCTTGCCCGTGATGACCGTGCAGGGCCACGGCTCGCCGCAGTGCCCGCAGGTCTGCCCCTGCAGCAGCTTCGTCGGCGCCATCCCGAAGTGAATCGGCACCGAAGCCGGCAGCCGGAAGATCTGCATCTCGCAGTCGTAGTCGACGCCGACGAGCTGCCCGGTCGTCGGGTCGCGGCGCTCGGTGCGGGTCGTCGTGCCCTTCACGTGGCGCTCGACGCGCCGGCCGTGCCGGTAGAAGCCCTCGACGCACTCGCCGGTGCGCGGGTCGAGGAACCAGCAGAGCCGGCCGATCCGGCGCGTGATCCCCTTCGTGGTTCGCGTGCGTGTGACCTTCATGTCAGTGCCTCTCCTTCGTGGGCGTCGCGTTGCCGAGGTCGTGCATCAGCAGCCGGAACGCTTCGGCCGGCAGCTTGTTGATCCGCGCGTGCAGCTCGGCCTGCTCGCGCTGCGGGTCAGGGTGATGACTCGCCATGTGCTCGGCCGGCGACTGGTCGAACGTCGGCGGCTTCCCCGGATCCTCGCCACGCTCGAGCGCGTCGACACAGTGCCGATACGCGCAGCCGATGCAGACCAGAACCTTCATTGTCGTCGCTCCCTGGAAGTCAAAAGTGGAAGTGAAAACGAGAAGGCCGGCCTCGCCGACCGGCCTCTCGCCGTGATGCTACTTCTTTCGCCGAGCCTTCCGCGCGTTCTCGAGCGCGGTCTTGTTGCCGAGCACGTCGCCGCGCGAGCGGCGGGTGTCGACGGCCTTGCGCGCCGCCCGCGATCGCAGCTTGTCGACGGCCGCCATCGTCTGCCGTGCGAGCGACCGCATGATCTGCGGCGGCAGCACGAGCCGGATCGCGCCGTCGGCACTCATGCGCTGGATGAAGGCGGTCGTGTCGCCGTCGGCCCGGAACGTGTCGATCGTCCAGGTCTCGAGGTTGCCGTAGAAGTCGAGGATGTCGACGCGCGAGCTCGCCACGATCGCGGCCGGGTTGATCTCGAGCTGCCGGCGGCGGGTCGAGAAGTCGTCGCGCGGGATCTTGGTCTCGTCCATGTGTGCGCTCCTGAGAGAAGAGCCGGGCGCCCTTCGCCGACGCCCGGCTCGGTTGAGAGTCTACGCGGCGGTCGCTTCGGCGATCCGCTTCCAGGCGCCGCCCTGCAGGGCCAGCACTTCGCCGCCGGCGCGCTCGAGCAGCGTCGCGGTCTCGTAGTCGGCCTGGGTGTTCGCGACGCGCGTGAGCGCCGACGAGAGCCCCCACTGCGTCATGTCGCCGCCGGCCGCGAGCGCCTTCAGGATGCCGCCGTTGGTCGACGTCGGCAGCTTGAGCTCTTCGATGGTCATCTCGACGACGGCCGCGATGTCGTCGCTCGGGATGATCGTGTTGGCCGCCTTGCGGATCCGCGCGACGGCCGCCCGGAACTGGTCGGCGTCGAAGGCCGCCTTCGTGACGTCGCGCACCTTGAGCCAGAAGGCGGCGTCGTCGGCCTTGCGCGTGTCGTCGGCGAACACTTCCCAGGTCTCCCCGGTCGTCTGGTTCGCGCGGCCCGCGTGATACTTGCGCATCGCGGCATCCTTCAGGATCGCCAGGTTCGTGCAGAACGTCGTGAACACGCTCGGCTCGACGCGCAGCGTGCCGTTGCCGATGTCGCTGTTGCTGATGACGACGGCCGCGACGACCGTGCCCCGGTCGAGGGCGTTGTGCCCTTCGCCGAGCGCCAGGCCGGCCGGGATGACGTCGCTCAGCGCCGGCAGGATGCCCTTGATATACATGCGGGTCTCGGTGAGCTCGCAGCTCGTGATCTCGACTTCGTGCTCGATGAGGGTCGGCAGCACGGCGCCGGCGAGGTCGAAGTTGTCGAGCGGTCGGAACTTCGGCGAGAGGATGCCGCGCACGCGCCCGTCGAGCGTGCGGATCATGCGCTTGTTGGCCGGGTCGGCGCGCAGCCAGGTGTTGATGTTCTCGGCGAGCAGCTCGGGCTGCAGCGAGCGCGTGCGGTCGTAATACTTGCGGGGAATCTCGAGATGGTCGGCGAGCTGCCCGTGCGCGTAGTTGGTGAGCGCGAGCGCGTCGCCGTTGAAGCCGGTGATCTTGATCTCGCTCGAGGTCTCGGTCTCGACCTGGCCGTTGATGACCTCGCCGACTTTCTCGGTCGTCTCCGTCACGACGACGGCTTCGACTTTGCCCTGGGGTGCGATGTAGTCGCGGCGGGAAGCGGTCTGACGTTCGAGCTCGGCGGCGAGTTGCTGCAACGTGCGTCCGGTTTTCATGGCGGCTGTCCTTTGGCGGCGCGCGTCGGCCGGCGGTATGCCGACCCAAACGTGCCCGACAGGGACAGTCTTGCGCAGGCCGCCGTTGTTGTCAACAACGACCTGCACACGATGACACGCTTTCTTGCTAGACGACGGGCGCGGGCGCCGGCGGCACCGGGTTGGCCGGGTCGGCCGCGATGCCCTCGAGGCGATCGCTGATCGCGGCGAGCCGGTCGTGCACGACCTGCACGTCGGCCGGCGACATGCCGGTGCCGATCGAGGCCTTCAGGTCGGCGACTTCCTTCGCGACGGCATCGGTCTCGTCGTCGATCTTCTTGAGCAGGTCGAGGATCTCTTGATTCATGTCACTGTCCTTTTTCACCTGGAAGCTGATAACCCGGAGCGCGCCCGCCAGGTCGTCGAGGCGCCGGAAGTGGAAGAGCGACGAGCCGAGCACGGCCAGCAGGATCAGCAGGGTGTCGACGACCGCCATAGCTTCAGCCTTTCCGTCGAAACGATTTCGTGTCGGGGCAGGTCGCCCAGTGTGAACGACTCAGATCCACGACGTCAACCAGCCGGCCGCGCTCGTCGGGGAACGTCCGCAGCGGCGTGATCGGCGCGTCGAAGCAGAGCCGCTTACCACTGTTGACCACTTCCGCCCACTCGATCGGCGCGCCACAGCTCGCGCCCCGGCAGGTCGTGCGCCCGCGACTGGCCTGGTAGATCTCAATCGTCTTCGTGATCATCGTCTTCCTCGTCGTCGTAGCTGCAGTCGAGCTCGTGCTCTTCGGTGAAGAGGTCGCAGCCGCAGTCAGGGCAGACGGCCTCGGGCTCGTAGTCGTCTTCGAGCCAGTCGTCGTCGCTCTCTTCGTCTTCGTCGAAGTCGCCGCGCATCACGGGCGATCCGCGTATTTGCTGCTGACCGTCTGGACCGTCGAGTTGCGCTTCGCGTCGCCCATCGTGAGCCGGCCCTGGTCGTAGCCGCCGGGCCGGTCTTCCGCACGCGGGATGCCGAAGGCCTCGGCGCCGTCGAGGGTGCCATCCCAGGCGACGTCGAACTCGACGCCGTTCACGATGACCGAGCGGAAGCCGGGCCACTTCACGCGCCCGACTTTGTAGACCGGCCGCATGCGGGCCTGCTGCCGCTCGAGGCGGTCGCGCTCGATCTCGATGACCTTCAGCGCCAGGCCGGCGTCGGCCGCGCACGTGCGGCACACGCCGCGCTTGTTCTGGGCCCATCGGGTGCGGCACACCTGACAGACCGCGTGATCGGGGATCGGCTTCGGGTTAGTGCGTGGGCGGCCCATCGTCGTGCTCCTTCGCTTCACTCCATGTCAGGCAGGCCGAGCCGCCCAGGCGCGCGAGGCTGTCGATCGGCTGCAGCGCGGCGTCAGGCACGAAGTAAGCCGGCGGCCGGCCGCCGTGCCCCTTGCGCCACTCGGGCCGCTTCGCGTCGCCGCCGCGCAGCCAGCCGACGACATCGAAGACCGGCGCGAGCCCGCGCACGAGAATGAAGATGCTGCCGGTCTTGTCGGCGTCGCGCACGAGCAGCTCGTAGTCGCTCTTGCTGCGGGTGCGCACCTGCAGCTCGCCGACGTCGCCGCCGATCTGGAAGGTGTTGACCGTCGGCGTCCAATACACGCCGAGCGCCTTCGCAGCAGCCATCTCGCCGCAGGCGCCCTCGATGTGATCCGACCAGCCGTCGTGCCCCTCGCGGCCGTGCGCGTCCGGTAGCTGCTGCCGCAGCGCCTCAGCGTGGCGTCGCACGCCGACGTGCGCGGCGAGGGTGAGCTCGTGCCAGGTCAGGTGCACGATCATCGGCCGGCCTCGATGCCGAGCATGAACTTGACCGCCATCGCGGCGATCTGCATCGCTTCGTGGCGCATCATCCAGGCGCGATCGCGATCGGCGCGCTTCTGGCGCACCTGCTCCCAGAGCTCGTCGAGCTCTTCGAGGATGACGGCATAGCCCTCGTGGGCGCTCGCCATGACGCCGTGCGCGGCGAGGGCCCACATGACCTCCTGGCCGATCTCCTCGAGCGCCTGCTCGACGTGCGGGTTGAGCGGCACGCGCTTCGCCTTCTCGATCTCGTTCTTCGGATAGTCGGTGTTCATGCGATCCTTTCGACGCCCGAGAGGTAATTCTCTTTGTGATCGACGAGCTGGAAAGCGAGGCCCTCGCGGTAGCGCACTTCGTTCGTGCCGTCTGGGTGTATGACCATCGGCTCGCCGGCATCCTTCCAGAACCAGCGGGCGCCCCAGGCCATGATCTCGGGCTCGAGGCCCGGCTGATACGGCACGTGCACACGAAAGCCGGCGACGAAGCCGCCCTCGCGGGTGAGTAGGCACACTCGAAACATCAGGCGCTCACTTGCTCGGCCCAGAGGCGGGCATCGTTGCCGAAGACATCCCAGTTCTCGACCGGCTCGCGGCCGAAGAGCTCGAGGTAAGGCCCGGTCGAGTAGAGCTTCTCGATGACCTTGCGAAACACGCCGGGCTTCTCGGAGTGCTCGAAGGCGTGCGTGCGGCGCTCGACGACGACGCTATCGGGCTGCGGCGTCGGATGGTCAGGCAGGCACGAGCCGCGCGTCGCGATGATCAGGTGCTCGTGACAGCTCTGCACGTAATGCCCGCCGGCGGTCACGACCTTATCCCAGACCATGCCCGTTTTTGGTTTGAAGCCCCAGGCCTCGATGACCTCGCGCGGCCCTGGGTTTTCGTAGAGCATCGGCGCCGTGACCCACATGAAGAGCACGGCATCTTGCAGCACGTGCGCCTCGACGGGCAGCTTGCAGATGTCGGCGATCGTCATCGGCGGGAAGCTGTCCGAGGCGCCGCTGCCGCTCGGCGGCCGGTCGCCGTAGAGCCAGGGCGGATCCGCGTAGATGACGCGATACATCCCCTTCAGCGTCGCCTGCCCTTCGATGACGCGCCGGCGCTTCGACGCCCGGATCTCGACGCGCAGCTCGCGCACGCCCATCTCTTCGGTCTTCGCCTTGTCGAGCCAGCGCACCTGCTCGTCGGGCTCGAGCGACGCGACAGCATCGGCGTGTGCGATCGAGGGCGCGAGCTCTTTCGCTTCCGGGCTCACGCTCTTCGCGATCGCCCCGTGGTTCTGCAGCGTCTTGAACTGCAGCGGCCGGCCGATCGAGCCGAGGATCTGCTCGAGCTGCCCGCGCCAGTCGGCCCGGCCGTTCGCGTAGTTCCAGAGCTCGCCGACCCAGAAGGGCGAGCACTCTTCGGCTGCCATCGCGAAATTCATCGCCGCGACCCACTGCACCGGCTTCGGTTTGCCGTCGACCTGGACGCCGCGCGCCGTGAGCGTGAAGCCGTCCAGGTTGATCGGCGTGTTGTCGAAGAGCGGCAGCAGCAGCTTGCGACGGACGGGTAACACTCGCCCGTTACCCGACTCGTTGACGCTCATGCCTCGAGCTCGGGACTGCCGCCGGCGTCGATGACATCCTCGCCCGCATCTTCGCCCTCGCCGGCGACGTCGGTCGGCAGCATCTCGGTCGCGGTCTCTTTCGTCATGTGCGTGCGCAGCTTCTCTTCGCCCTCGACGCGCTCAAACTCGACGCCGTTCTGCCGGTAGGCCTTGACGTTCTTGTCGTGCATGTAGCGGAGCGTGAGGCGCAGCTCGTCCTTCTCTTCGGCGTTCAGCGTGGCCTGCTTCGTGCGGATCTCAGCGACGCGCGCCGTGCGCCGATCGAGGTAGACGTGCCGCACTTGCTGCATCGTCGGCAGCGTGCGCTGTCGCGGCCCGACGGGTGCCGGCGACTCGCCGCGCTTCTTTCGGGTGCCGGTCTTCTCGCGCGTGCTCTTGGCGGCTGCCCTGGACGGTGTGCCGCGCTTTCTCTTTGCCATCGGGGATCTCCTTCGGTGTCTGACGTGGGCTTACTTGGGCTCGTTCTCGAGCGCGATCGAGGCGTTGGCGGTCATCACGCACTCGCGCAGCAGCCGGATCGCGGCCGTCTGGTCGGCGCTCGGCGGCGTGTTGTCGACGAGGATGTGCGCGAACTCCCTCGCCGCCGTTCGGATGGTCTCGTAGCGTTGCGGTTGATCGCCGACCGGCGAGTGATACGTGAAGATCTGGTCGATCTGTTCCTTGATGGTCTTCGGCATGCGGCGGCTCCTGGGTGACTGCCATGTTGACGATGCGAGGGCTCGAGGCGCCATGCGCCCAGGCCAGCACGAGCCGGCCGGCGAACGGCGGGAAGGTGAACTTGTCGAACTCGCGGCGCGCGGCGGGGAACGTGCCGCCGACGGTCGCGCCGCTCTTGACCTGGATGAAGACGATCCGCCGGCCGCTGACCGCGAGCAAGTCGCTGCCCATCTGGTCGCGCTTGACGGGGAAGCGTTTCTCGCCGCCGACCCATCGCACGACCTCGAGGTCGACGACCTGCCAGCCGCCGGCGGCCAGCCACTTGCGCGTGCGAGCTTTGTAGTAGGCGCCTCGCGAGACGTTGCTCATGGCGGGAAGCGGGGATTGTTGCTCACAAGTGCACGAAGATCAAGCGGGTTTTTTCGGGCAGTGCCAAAGGTGCGAGGCCTCGCCGTCGTAGACCTCGAAGCGGGCGCCGCTCGTCGACTGCTCGAGGCGAATCGGCATGGCCCTCGGCTCGAGCGGCAGCTTCTTGCCGTTGTCCAGGTAGACCCACCGGATCGGCTTTTTACAGTTGCGGCAGAGCGCCTGCCGGCCTGGGATCCGCCACACGCGATAGAAGACTGGCACGGCTCCTGATCTCCCTTTCTCTTTCAAATGGGTTGAAGAAGAGAAGAGTAAGGCCTGCGGATCCTGCGGAAATCTGCCGCTCGGCGGGTCATCTCGCTGACCTGGCGCGGGTTGCCGCCTCGAGTTTTGCACAGGCGACCTGTTGAAAGCTGTGCATAACTCGAGGGCGTTGGCCGAGGCGGGCGCGTGCACAAGTTATCAACAAGTGCCCCTGTGGAAAACTCCGGTCATCGGTGCCGATCGCGGGCGGCCAGGATGGCCCGGAAGGCTTTCTCGCCGCCGTCGGCCCAGTTATAGGCGGCCTCGCGCACGGCCAGGAGCTCGTCGAGCGTGAGGTCGAGCTCGGTGTCAGGGCCCATCGGGCGCAGCTTGCCCTTGACCATCGCGAGGGCGGCGCCGTTCGCGCCTTTGGCCGACGCGCCCTGCACGGCCTCGGCTTCCCTGGGTGTCAGCAGCATCCACATGATCAGCTCGGTTTCTTCGGGCGGTCGGTGCGTTCGTCACGGCGCACTTTGCCCTTCCAGTCGTGGATCGTGCGCGAGCTCGCGTCGACGCCGGCGTCGGTGAAGATCTTGATGAGCTGCTCGCGGTCTGCCGCGTAGAGCAGGATCACATTCTGGACGAGGCCGAGCGGCGTCGCGCCTTCGTAGGCGAGGGTCTCGGCGTGTTCTGTGCCGACCTGGCCCGACTGCAGGTGCGCCAGGTCGGCCGCCGTGATGGCGATCACGAGCGTCGCGTTGTCGCCCATCCCGACGATCATGCCCGCACGTCCAGGTAGTCGAGCAGCTCGCGGATCAGCGCGTCCTGCAGCTCGATGAAGTCGGCGATGCTGACCTCGGGTTGTCGACCGGCTGCGTTCGCGGCGTTGCCGGCCGCCGTGTGTTCGACGACGAGCTGCTCGATGTCGATCGGCAGCAGCCGAGGCGCGATTTCTCGAGCGGCGGCGCGGATAGTCTCATTCATTGGATCGCTCCTGTGCCCCAGATGATGTTGTGGCGGGTCATCAGATGACGCCCGTTTTCGTGACCAGCCGGCAGCCCGGCCAGCGGTTGACGAGTTCGCGCATGCTGCGCGCGTATTCGTTGCCCTTCGCCGGCTTCACGGTGAAGAGGTCGTGCGGGATGCCGTAGCGGCCCGAGAAGGCGGCCTCGATGAAGGCGGCCTCGTCGACGACCTCGAGGCTGTAGGTCGTGCGCTCGCTCGCGCCGGCGGCCCGCTGGATGTCAGGCTTCATCGGCGTGATCGCTTCGACCACGAGCGGCGCGGCGGCGCGGGCCTCGCGCTGCTTGCGAATCGCCTGGGCCGTGCGACGCGCCTCGATCGCGGCCTGGATCTTCGGGCTCTTCATCAGCCGCTCGGCCTGCAGGGCGGGATCCTTGAAGCCGACGTGCCGGGCGGCGGTCGTCGGGCTGTTGAGATCGCCGAAGACGAGATCGACGAAGCGGCTCTCGCGCTCGCTGAGATCCGGCGAGCCCTCTTCGGCCGCGAGCGCCTTCAGTTCCATTGCTTGCAGCTCGCGGTCGCGGGCGGCCTGCGCGTCGAGCTCGCGCTGCAGCCGCTCGCTCTCTTCCTGGCGCCGCACTTTTTCCTTCTGCTCGACGGTCCAGCCGTTGTGTAGCCGGTTGCCGATGGTCGCGATCTCTTCGGCAGCGTCGGCGCCTTTGTCGCGCCGGCCGGTCAGGCGCTTATGGAACTGGCTGACCAGGCTCGTGATTTTCCAGTGCTCGAGGATCTGCTTGCGGATCGTGTTCGCGTCCTTGATCTGCTCCTGAATGAAGAGATCGTCGTCGGATGTTTTCGGCGCCTGCCAGCTCTTCGCGGCGTCGAGCTTCGCGAGGGCCTCGCTCTCGAGCGCCTGGGCGGTCGTGAAGAAGCCGGCGAGCTCGCGCAGGAAGGTGATGACGCTTTTGCCGGCCTGCGCGACGAAGGCCTCGTCGTCGCTGACGCCGGGCAGTGAGATGTGAGAGACGTGTGTCAGTTCACCGTGCGCCCTCGCCGGCGCCCGTGGTTCGCGTTTCGCCATGTCGATCCTCCGAGCCGAAGTCTAGGGTTGGGATGTGTTGTTGTCAACAACGGCTGCACGTGTTGACACACTTTTTTCGAGCTTCTGCGCGACCTGCCCCCGCAACCGATTGAGCTTCTGCTCGAGGCGCTTCTTCGCCTGACGCGCGTGCGCCTCGGTCTCCATCGCGACGAGCGGGTTGTCGAACTTGCGGCCGTCGAGCACGAGCTCGAGCCAGCGGTGAATGACGAAGGCGTCGTCGGGTCTCAGGATGATGTTCATCGGGCAAGCTCCTGCTGCTGCTTGTCGATCGCGGCGATCGCCTCGTCGAAGCTGATCTCGCCGAGGGCCCGGCCGAGCGCCTCGACGAAGGCGAGCGGCACAAGCGGCGCGCGTTCGTCCGCATAGCGATAGAGCCCCTCGATGGCGGCCGGCTTCACGACGTCGAGGAGTCGACTCAGTTCGTCGTTCATGTCAACGGCCCTCCCGAGCCGCCGAGGTCGTGCCGCAGCCGGCCGGCCATCACGTGATCGATCGCGGCCTTCTGGGCGCGGGTGATGCGGTTGTTGAAGCACACGTTGCTCGAGATGCCCTCGAGGGTGTCGCGGGCCCAGTCGTAGTTGCCGCTCGCGAGCAGCCGGCCGATCAGGTCGACGTAGTAGGCGGCTTCGCGCTCCGGGCTTGTCAGGGGGATCGGGCTCATGTTCGTGGTCGTTCCTCTCGTCGTTGCACCTGGACGCCGCAGACCGCCATCACATAGCCATCCTTCGTCGGGCCGCCCCAATCGCTGATCCGCGTGACGCGATCGTAGACGTCCGCGCGCAGCCACACGCGCCGCACGCGAGCGCGGGCGAGCATCTCGAAGGCCGTGACCAGCTTCTCGTCGTCGCGTGTCACGACTCGGCCTTCAGCGCCTCGCCGAGGGCGTCGCCGGCGACGGCATGCACTTCATCCCAGAGCGTCGACAGGTGCTCGACCGCCTCGTCTTCGCCGATGTCGTCGCCGCCCATCGCGCGCACGGTCTCGATCGCGACGGCCGCGCCCGCGTAGAACGAGAGCCGGGCGCGATGGCAGTCGAGCGGCGTCGCGCCGGCGTTGGTGATCGCGGCCTCATGGGAAGCCCAGGCCTGGGCGAGGGTCTTCAGCTTGATCGTCACGATGTCATCTCCCGTAGTTTGGCGAGCACGATCGCCTGCTCGTGGGTTGCGACCTCGAAGCTATGCCGGCCGCCACGCTCGCGCGCCAGCTCAAACCAGACGATCTTCGAGGCAAAGGTCGCGAGGCCGAGTCTCGCCAGGGTCGGCACGTCGACGTCGAAGGCGCAGGGCCCGCGCGTGCCGGCGGCAGTCAGCGGGCGGATCCGCAGCGTGCCGCGATCGAGGGCGATCACGTTCTCGCGATGCCGCGCTGAGCAGAGCAGGATCATCTTCGCGGCCTGGCTGCGGTCGCCGGCCGGGTTGCCGCCCATGCCCTTGTGCTCGAGATGCGCGACGTGCAGCGCCAGCTTGAAGCGCCGGCAGCCGCAGCTCGGGAAGCGACAGTAACCGTCTTCCTTCCGCACCGTGGTCTTCTCGTCGTCTTCGGCCGCTTTGTGCTCGCGGCCCTTCAGCGCCCGCTTCACCTTCCGCGAGAGCGGCGGATCCTTGAAGAAGGTTTTGTGTGCGCTCACGACTCCCTCGACGGCAGCTCGCAGTAGATCCGGTCTTGATAGCAGAGCGTCTCGACCCACGGGCGCGCGGCGACGTCGAGCCCTTCCGTCGAGCCCCAGTATTCGCGCGTGCCGTTCTGAAAGGTCAGCGTGAGCAGCTCGCCCTCGAGCGTCGGCGTGATGCCGAGCACCTGGTAGGCCTCGGCCTGCTGCGCCTGCGCGTTCGTCAGTATCGCCATCGGTCGTCACTCCTGAAGTGTTCACTGCGCCAGCGGTCGCTCACGGGCCCGAGGTCGACGCCGCGCCGGCGGCCTCGCCAGAACGCGAGCAGTGCGGCCATAGCAACAACGGCGCCGAGGGCCTCGAGCAGATTCAGCAGCATTTCTTGATCACACGGTAGGCGTCGTCAAAGTCTCGGCGGTCTTTATGTTCCTCAACGTAGAACTTCCCGCGATCCTTCAGGTAGAGCGCGTAGCGGGCGGTGAGCTCGGGCGGCAGCAGCGACTCGCCGGCGCCGGCGCGCAGGATGGCCTGCAGCGCGGTCTGCACGCGATGACTGCGCTCCGGGTCGCCGGTCTTGATCTCGCCGATCGCCTCGAGCCCGTAGAGCGTCCAGGCGCGATCGGGCCGGCCGCCGAAGCGGAAGCCCGGATGCACGAGCGGCTCTTCGACTGTGACGATCGTCGGCCGCAGCAGAGACATCGCTTTGACGTGGCCGAGCAGGTAGCCCCGGAACGGTGACACGCAGCTCGCGACGTCGAGCGCGCCCAGGTCGAAGTCGGCCGTGAGCTGATGCACGGCGGTCCCACGCCGGCTGCTCTCTTCGGTATACCAGCGGTCATCGATCCAGCCGGTCGCCTGCAGCATGCCGGTGATGTGCGGCAGCTCTTCGCCCTCGGGCGTGATGTAGACGTGCTCGACACGATCGAAGCGGAAGGCGACGGGTGTCACTGGATGGCGCCCCATTCTTCGCCGAGCACGTCGTCGCGATCGAGCTGCAGTCGGAGCTCGATCAGCCGGCGCTCGGCGTGATCCTTCTGTCCGTTATCAAGCTCGTGCTGCAGCTCGTTGAGCTGCGCGATCACGTCGCGGCGCAGCAGCGCCTTGCCGGGCGTGACGTTTGGCGGCGGCACCTGTCTCATGTGCGGGCTCCGGTCTCCACGTAGCCATCGACGACGCGCCGCTGGCTGCCTTCACACACGCGCTCCGGGTAGAAGTCGGCGTGCTCGATGACGCGCCAGCCCATCGTGTGATCGGGCATCGGCGTGCTGACCGCCTCGACCTGGACGCCGCAGTAAGGGCAGCCGACGAAGAAGACGACCGGCGGCTTCACGACCGGCCCGCCAGGTAGCGCCGCACGCCGAGCTCGATGATCGCTTCATCCTTCCGCGCCGCAAAGGCCGAGCGGACCATCTCCGCGAGTTTGTCGACGTCGAGCGCCTCGGGCGTCTCGCTCTCTTCGAGCAGCGTCTTTGCCCATTCGACCATCCCGAGGGCGTGCTCGACGCGATCGCGCGGCGTGCGGATCTTCTCAGGCATCACTTCCGCCCGTTGCCGCCGAAGCTGCCGAAGTGCGGCGGCACCCAGAGCTCGCCCGGCTGCGTCTGGTCGCCCTGCAGATGCCGCACGAGGCTCGGCAGGTTGGTCTCGAGCGTGAGCGCGTCGTAGCTGTCGAGCAGCTTGCGCGCGATGCGCACGAGCGAGACGGCCGCGAGCAGCGCCTCGGTCTGTTGGTTGTTGAACGGGCGCAAGGCCTGCAGCAGCGCGGCCTCGATCTGCAGCATCTTCGGCGCGTCGGTCGGCTTCAGTGTGAGCGGCATCAGCGGATCTCCTTCGGCGGTAGCGGGCCCGGTTGCTCGAGCCAGTTCACGATCTCGTCGTAGAGCTCGCGCGGGATCACTTTGGTCGACGCGAAGCCGAAGCGTTGCTGCAGCCAGGCGTGCACTTCCTCTTCGGTGCGGTGCATCTTGCCCGCGATCGCCCAGAGGCGGCCGTGCTGCGGCGCCGTGATCGGCTCCTTCAGTTTGTTGTGATACGCCGGCGGGTGCGCGGGTGTTTCCCGACCGGCGGGAAGCGGCCGGCGCGACGGCTGCTGCTCGCTCGCGCCCTGCTCTTTGTAGAGCGGCGGATCGATCTTCCGGCGGAAGCGCGGCTTCGTCTGCCCGTCGACCCAGACCTTCACGCAGCGGTCGTCGAGGAACTGATGCAGGAACGTCGGATCCCAGAGCTCGAGGCCGACGCCCAGGCGCTTCGCGCAGCGCCGCAGGGCCGACGCGACGGTCGCCTCGAGCGCGTCGCCGTAGCTCTGCTCGGCGTTCTTCTCGTGGTATTCGTGCTCGCCCTGGGCGAAGGCGACGGCGACGCCGTGAATGTAGAGCAGGTAGTCGCGGGCGACCGTGACGCGCCCTTCAGCGTCGGGTGCCGTGGCGACCGGCTTCGCGGCCGGCGCGATCGCCCATCCGAGCCGGCCGAAGGCGGCATTGAACCAGCGGGTATAGGCCGGGTGCGAGAGATACGGCTGCCCGGTCGGCTTCACGCGCACGTCGTCGAAGCTGACCGGCGTCGCGAGCACGGCCTCTTCGCGCTTGGTGAGCTTGACCTCGACGAGCCCGATCGCGCCGACGTGCGGATCGTCGCTGAGGGTCAGCGTCGGCGCCGGCTGCCGTATAACAATGCCATTCTTACCCGGTTGTTTCCGGGTCTTTCGACGCGCCACGGGCGCCGGCCGGCGACGCACGAGCGCCGTCGAGGTCTTCCGGTTGGTTTTCATTTGTCGCCTCTTCAGGTAGGATCAGCAGCGTTCGCTCCGCTGACCTCTCCTGGTCAAGAAGGCTCGAGACTCTCGCCGGTCTCGGGCCTTCGTCGTTTACCGGCTTCCCTTCTCCATATAGAGCAGCGTGTCATCGTGGCCGCGCGCCAGATATTCGATGACATCAGCGTCGCTCGCTTCCTTCATCCCGACGAGCCGACAGAACTCGCGCCGGCGCGCTTCAAACAAGCGACGGCCGACGCGCGTCAGGAGCCCCTGCACGCGATACTTCGAGCTTTTGATCTTGCCGCGAAAAAACGAGGCGCGGCCCATTCGAGGGTGAGGCATGCGGGTCAGTCTACGGAAGGGGCTCTTATGTTGTCAACAACTCAGGTCGGCACGACCGACGGGCGGCGACGGTCGGTGCGCCGGCGTTGCGGCAGCGGCGGCATGCCCTCGTGGGCGCGCAGGCGATCCTCGTGATCGTCGACGTCTTCCTGAATTTTGTCGACGACGCCCTTCAGGTCGCGGATCCCGTCGCGCAGCGCGAGGCCGCCGGTCAGAATCCAGCGGGCGCCGCCGAGCAGCGCGAAGATTTCACCGATATGGATCGACGTGTCGAGGGTCACTTCGAGACTCCACAGCGGCGGCAGCGGCATCGGCACGATCTCCCTGGGTTGGCGTGCGCCGATTGTAGCTGGTCGTCGCCCATCTATTTCGCAGTCGTTTGCCCGGTCGCGGTGTTCACGGCCTGCCCGACCGGGCGCATCGGCAGATTGGAGAGCAGGCCGATCAGCGTGAAGAAGTCGGTCGTCGCTTTGGCCTTCTGGGCCTGCGTCGCGTTCGGCAGCGTCAGCGCCCGATAGGTTTCGCCGGGCGCGTGCAGTGCGTTCTCGACCATCGTGATCGCCGGCGCGTTGAGGATGCTCGTCGGCTTGCCGGCGCCGAAGGCGAGCGTCGCGGTCTTCACGGCGGCGCCGCCGAAGGGGATCATCCGGGCGCCCATGTTGAGTTGACTCGTGCCCCAGAAGCGCCAGAAGGCCGACACGGTGTCGTCGTCGGTCTCGGCCTGGTCGAGCACGCCCTTGCCGCGCATCGCGTTCTTGATGCCCTCGCCGAGAATGGCCGGCACCATGAAGCCGAGCGCGTAGATCGCGAAGCCCCGGCTGAATTTCCGTTGCAGCCCGAGCCGGCTCGCGAGCATGGCTTCGGTGCCGAGCATGTTCAGCTTCGTGTTGAAGAAGCCGTAGAACTGGTTGAGCAGCCCGACGATCTGGTTGCCGCCCTCGATCGCCGCGCGGTCCTGCGGGCGGTAGCTGCCGAGCGCCTGGCGCACGGCGCTGTCGGCGCGCTCGACGGCCGAGGCGTGCGTCGCGCCCGGCTCTTCGGCCACTTTGTCGTAAACGGCCTGCCAGGTCGCGTTGTCCATGCCCTGTTGAATCGCGGTCATCAGCACGCGCGAGTGCTCCTGCACCCAGTCGACGCCGCGCCGCAGCGGCGACTCGTCGAGCAGCACGCGATTGATGTCGGCGTGCGCCTCGACCAGACCGGCCGACTCGCGCGTCGCCATGAACGGGCTCGCCTCGTGGATGTCGGCGGTCATCTTCTTCGGCGATCGCGAGAGCTGCCAGAGCGCGCCGAGCAGCTTGGTCGCGTCGACGTCGGGATGCACGAGCACGCTCGGGAAGTGCGTGAACTGCTCGGCCAGCACGGTGCCGTTGAGCGCGATGATCTGCATCGCGCCTCGGTTGCGGATCTCGCGGGCGACCGTATCCATCGCGCGGCCGGCCTTGCCCTCGAGCGGGTTAAACATCCGTTGCGACGCCGCCCGATAGAGGAACGGCACGAGCAAGTCGCTCACGGCGGCCGGGTCGATCGCGTCGAGTTGCGCGCGGAACTCGGGATGCAGGATCAGCCGGCCGACCTCTGACACGGGTTGGCTCAGATGCACGAAGCGCAGCACGGCGTTGAGGTGCGGCACGACCTGCGAGGCGTCGAGGATCAGCGGCTTCGCGTAGCCCTCGACGCGCGTCTGCGTGAAGCCGCGCCCGACGCTCGGAAACATCGACGAGCCGCCGGCGCCGCCCTCGAGGCGCGTGCTCGCGCGCTGCCGCTCGCCGGCGGTCGGCGTGATGAACGGGTCGGCGATCGCCGGGAAGTAGCCGCCGGCATACTGCCCGAAGGGGGTGTCGACCGGCACGGCGGTCACTTCGTCGAAGTAGCGGCCGAAGCGCGCCTTGTGCACCTGCTGCGCGGCGTCCTTCAGCGAGGCGTTGAGATCCCAGACCGCTTGCACGTAGTCGTAGTCGCCGCGCGTCAGCGTGCCGCTCGTGTGCATCCGGTCGAGGAACGTCGACCAGCCGGCCCGATCCCAGTTGCGCCCGCGCAGGAGCTTGTCGCCGTTGCTGCCGGGCGCGTAGCCGTTGCCGACGTGCAGCAGCGCGCCGAGTAGCTCCTGCTTGTTCGTGAACGTGTAGCGGATCTCGGGCGCGGCGATCGAGCCGCTGGCGAGCGGCGGCAGCTTCTTCACGATCTCCGCGTAGAGCTTCGCGACCGCGACGCGCTGCGTGTCGTAGCCGATGA